CTGGTGGTAAAACACAAAGAACAGCTGATAGGGATTTATGGGAAGAACATTTAGAAAACACCAAAAAATCATCTTCTGACTTTGTCGCTGTTATAAATGACAGTGATAGAGAATATATGGAAGAAGCTAAGCGTTATTATGACGATCTTAGACAAGAAATAGAAATATAAAATATCAGGGAGAGATATTATGTCATTTGTTGAATTGCTACAAAAAGCCAGAGATAAACACCATATAAAGCCAGAAAAAACTTTTGTTGAGAACTTGGTTGATATACCTATTGAGCAAGAAGTTCAAACAGAGACAAAACAGGAAACATCTGCGATATCAATTGGTGATGCTATTATAAAGATTAGTGCACAGTCTCTAAAATCTTATAAAAAAAGTAAACTAAAAGGCAATCCAACAGGCAAATCACGTAGAATTGCAAAAGCTATTGCAGCTAATAATGTACGTTTGAGCCAACTAAATAAAGCATTTGACATACAGAAACAGTATAATCCTCGAAGAGCTGACTGGCATGTTGTTGGCGGCTATGCTTTACAAGCACTTCGAAATAAACTCGAACAAGGTATGCCTCTTCATGAGGCGCTAAACAGCCAATTTGAAAGGAATATCGATGAGTAAACTGGAAGTTTTTGCGCATTGGCGCCCACTCGAAAAATCTAACATTATAATGTCTAAGGATGGTAAAACATATTTTATCAAAGGCATTGCATCAACAGAGCACGTCGATCAACACGACGAAATCATTCTTCAGGATGGCCTAGACTTTAGTTATGCACTAAAAAGTGGACACTTCAATTATGACCACAAGAATGACCCTAAATATATTCTAGGAGCACCACAAAAAATCTCTAAAGTTTCACATAATGGCAAAAAAGCAACTGAAATAGAAGGTATTTTGTATGCAGATAAACAAATCGTAAAAGATTTGATGGAAAATATTTCTGTAATGAAGAATACAAACAGCGGAAGAAACTTAGGTTTTAGTATTGAAGGTCAAGTATTAGCACGTGATAAAAGAAATCCACATATTGTTACTCGCGCAAAAGTACTAAATATCAGCCTAACACATACACCTGCAAATCCTGAGGGCACTGTTGCTTTAGTAAAAAACATATTAGCTAATAAGGAAACTGAAACTATGAATAAGAGTGATGAATACAATGACGTTCCTATGTCATTAGATAAATCTAAATTGCTAGCAGAATATTCAAGCAAGATGGTACAATTACTTTCTATGCTTCCAGAAGATGCAGATCTTCCTGAATGGTGCCAAGCAAAAATTATCAAAGCATGTGATTATATGCAAGCAGCATATCATTATCTAGACATTGAAATGAAAGAAGGACCTCTAGGTAAGGATGTAAATCCTAATTATTTAGAAAGCCTAGAAGAGGAAAGCGTTGTAGCACCACATAGTGTTGAGCCTCCTTCACAAACTAGAGATGATGATTATCGTACAGATGCAAATATGGATAAAGCTGTAAAAGACGATCTTATGGATTATGATAGATACAAGAGATTTGTTGATATGCTTTCTAAGATGTACGAGAAAATGTATATGAAACTAGAGAAAGATGAAGACGAGGAAGACGAAAGCATTGAGGATATGTTAGAGGATATTGTTGAAGAATATCCAGAACTAAAAGATCCAGAAGTAATGAGTATGTTGCACGATATGCTTTCTAAGATGTATCACAAAATGCGTGATTACAAGAAAATGTCTGATATGTCTGCAATTCAGCCTCAAAGTTTAGAAGACGACGAGGAAATGGCTTCTGAAGATTATTCAATGAAGTCAATTGTATCTTCTTTACTAAAAGCTGGAATGAATGAAAAACTAGTAAAAAACTATATTCTACAGTTTTACAAAAAATAACACTAAAAAAGTAATACATAAATAAAGCTGATATGTCTCATAAAACACATAGATATATCAGTCTTTCCGACATCAAACTAAAAAAAGCACAGCTAAGTAAATAAATATTGTAAAAATATGATAGTTATATCATATACTTTTATTTAGTTTGCTAGAGAAACTTGGAGTTGTGTAGTACATTCTCCACAGTTTTATTCGTCATCAAATAAAAACTAATTTTTTATAGGAGAAAATAAAATGGAGAACGTAGACACAAACAAGGTCGAAGAAATTCTCGCCGATATCAAGAATAGTCTTGATAATGACGCAAAAGTAAGTGAGGAAATTGCTAAAAATGCTGATACCCTCATTTCTGCACAAGTTGCTAAGTTTGAAGAGTTTGCTAAAACTGTAGAAACTCTTTCAGCTAAACTTGATGCTATCAACGAAAGCATTGCAGCTCTTCAAATCCCTACCAAAGAGGAAATCGAAAAAGCTGTAAATGATAAAGCAGAAGAGATTGCTAAGTCTGTAGAAGAGAAAACTGAAGCTCTTTCAAAGAAAGTAGAAGAGCTTGAGAACGAGCCTATGCAAAAATCTGCCACTGTTGTTTACGAGGACGAAAATGCAGTAGAAGAGGTTGTTGAAGCTCCAGCTCCTACTCGTCAAGACCTCATCAATAAAGCACTAAACGAACTTCAAACAACTACTGATTACAACCGCAAAACCCAGCTTTTCAAAGCAGTTTCTCGTCTTGAGGCTGGTGTATCATTAGATAAAGTAACTTTCTAAGGAGATTATAAATATGTTACCACAAATCAATGAAAATATTACTGTCAATGAATTGACACGCCTCAACGACTCACTCCGTAAAAACAGCGAAGTTGGCTACCAAAGTGGTGTCGGCTCTTCTGTAGGTGGTGGTTCACTTGCACCTATCGTTCCTCAATCTATCGAGGGAACTCTTGCTTCTGCAGCAAACACCATGCGTGACCTTGCTCTTTGGCCTATGCTTCCTAAAGTTCAGGTTAGCAACACTCTCCACGAGTATGCAGTAATTCGCGACCACGGTGAGGATCTAGATCCATTCATCGCTGAAGGTGGCGGAGATAGTTCTTTCGGAGCATCTGCTTCACAATATGACCGTAAGTCAGTAAAGATCAAATATATGGCAGAGAAGCGCAGCGTATCAGACGTTGCTACTCTCGTTGGTATCGTTGGTCCTAATGCTGATGCTCTTGCAGAAGAGACCGAGCGTGGTACCATGAGCCTTCTTCGTAAAATGGAAGTTCAGCTTTTCCACGGTGACGAGGATGTAAATGGTCTAGCATTTGACGGTATTATGAAGCAAATCGAGCGTGGTGATAGTGGTGTTCGTAACCCATTCATCTTCGGTCGTGACTTCTCTGATAACCAAGAAGACCTAGCTGGTGCATCACTTACTGGTACTAAACTTCACGAAGTACTCGGTGAGCTTTACTCAGCTCCTCGTTTCGGTAATCCTGATGCAATCTTTATGTCACCTAAGGCATACAGCAAGCTTATCGCTGATAGTGCACAAAACGGTCGTCATGATAGCATGGTTCTCGTAAATCAAGGTGATATGGGCGTTCACACTGTTGGTGCTGGTCCTCGTATCCACATTATGGGACCTATGGGACCAGTTCCTGTTGTAGCAGCTCCATTTATTAGCCGTCGTCTTGCTCCGCCTTCGGATCAGTCTGCTAGCAATGCTGCAGCTTCTTCTCCTCTAGTAGCAGCAGCTGCTCCTTTCACCACCCAAGACGTTCGTACACAAGCACAGCATGCTGCAGCAGTTGCAGGTATCAATGCTAACCTTGTTACTGATAATGGTTGGGACGCAACTGGCGCTGGTACTGGACATGAGGGTGAGTTCCGTTATGTCTTCGTTCCTGTAAACAAGATTGGCTACGGTGCTCCTATCATCTCTGCTGCTGTTGATGCACACAGTGATGCAGTTCCTCGCTTCAACCTTGCTGCACTTCAGACTGGTACTGCTCTTTACGTACGTATCTATCGTTGTGCTGGCGATCTTAGCGATGCACAAACTCTCAAGAATGCACAGCTTATCGGTGAGGTAAAAGCTTCTGAGATTATCGGAGCTGATTGGTACGATGCTGGATTTGAGCGCCTTGATTGTGACCAAGTTCTCATCACTCAGATGGATCAAAGCGTTATCGAGTTCGCACGTCTTCTTGACTTTATCCGTCGCCCTCTCGCAGAAGTTGGCGCTGCTAAGCAGTTCCTCCTTATGCTTTTTGGTGCTCCAAGTGTAAAAGTTCCAAAGAAGAACTTCATCCTACGTAACGTTAGCAAATAATATCAGCTAGATTATCGTTACTAGGGAAGAACCCACTTTCAAAAAAAATATTTTTTGGCCCTGCGTTCCTCTCTCCCGCGCGGGGATTTTTTTATGACCTCAAACAACAGAATAAAGCCAGTAAAATGTTTATATACTGTATATATAAATACATAGAAACTGGATAAAAATGTAAACAGAGCAAACTGCGATATCCAGAAAGGTAATAAAATGGCTGAAATACAAATAGAGGACATAATAACACCTCAGTTATTGAAAGACACTCTACTTGCTGGTATCGATTTGACTTTAGATAACGGCGACCCTTTCCCAGATGATTTATTTGAGGAAGCAATTAGAGGAGCTATATCAACTGTTGAAGATGCATTACAAATTACTATATCAAAAAGAACAATACTTTCAGAGAGGCACGACTTATCAAACGATCAAAGAAATGCTTGGTATGGTCAACAATTAGACTATAGGCCTTTACGTTCTGTTGATAGTTTACAAATATCTTATGGTAATTATTCACCTGTAGATATTCCAGATGCTTGGATAAATATAACATCACCTCGTTTTGGTTCGGTATCACTTATCCCTACAGCAGAAAGTATTGGTACTTTTAGGTTCAATAATGTACTTCCTCTTTTGATTGACCCTATATCAAATTATGGTCAATATAATAGAGTTCCTGCATATTTCAATTATAAATACACTGCAGGATTTCAAGCTTATAGGGAAACAATAGCTATTCAACAAAATCAACTTGTTGGAGCTGATATTCCAATAAAAATAACTGACCCAGGTGATGATAAGATTAGCTTTCGTTTCAAAGTCTTAGATGATGGAAATGGTAATATAGCGGGTGCTACTCTCCCACGTATTACACTAAACAGTAATGATGGCGAAAATTACAGCATAAAAACAGATACTGCAGGTGCACAAGGAAGAATTCTTGTTGAAGTAACATATTACACTATTCCTGATAGTATGATAAAAGTTATTTTGTATATTGCTGCAGCACTACCTCTAGACACTGCCGGTGATCTTATTGTAGGTGCTGGTATTGCAAACTTCAATCTAGAAGTTGATGGCTTACAACAAAGAATAGATACAACATCTTCAGCTACTAACAGTGGTTATGGTGCGCGTATACTTAGTTATAAAAGGCAAATGGAAGCTACAATGAAAAGGCTAAAAAGTATATACAAACAGCCTAAAATAGCTGCCGGATTTTAGAGGTAAGCTATGTCTATAGATCTAACAGTCCCAACACAAAATAATGTAAAGAACAGAATTGACTTTAGAATAGACGACTTCCGTAAGATGCTACAACAAAAAGGCATGAGAATGTCTTGGCAACAGTCTGCTGATTGTCCATGTACAACTAAATCAACAACAGATTTAGGATTAGATCTTAGAAATGTAAATGATATAGATGTATCTAAATTAGGTAGTAGGACAGGCTGCAATTTATGTGATGGAAAAGGTACCTTTTTTCATAGTAATATCGAAGTAAGAGGTATCGTTACAGAAAACAAAGCCTTAGAGACTGTAGAACAGTTTGGTGTATTACAACAAGGTGACGTAAAAATAACTTTAGAGCCTGAACATTTGCCTACTTACGGAGATCAATTCACACTATTAGACAGTGTTATCATAAAAAGAGAAACATTTGAAATAAAAAGAGTAAATGGACTTCTCACTAGTATAAAGTTATCTTCACCAGTTATAAACAGGTCAATGACACTCAATGCAGGCGTAATATCATATGGTATTCTAAACATGGTTGTTGCTGATGCTAATGGCAATGTTACAGATACTACTGATAGAAAAGATCTAATAACAGTAAATGCCGATGGAACAATAAATCTGCAAAATAATATAAACATATTCGCAGACGGCCTCCGCGCTTCGATAACTTACTATACTAATCCAGTATATGTTGTAAACGGATATCCACATACAATTCGAGATACGCGAGTATTGAAGAATGCTGTTGATACTCCATCCCCTATGCCTGTACAATGTTCAGGAAGGCTAAGAACAGCGCTAGAAAGGGATAAACGATGATCGATCTGCACATCATTCATGCGATTACAAATGGCATAAAATTCTATCAGGATAATATAGCAAACTTTAGAACGACTTTTGATGACGTCTCACAAGATTATGCTGATAGGTTGCATGCTAAATTAGTCGAGATGAATGTACAATTTGATACATCAAACAATAGAAAACATAATGTATTCCCGTTGATAACAACAGGCTTGGCAGAAAAGACACAAGCCGCTAATCAAACTTTGTCAAATTTCTCTGCACAAGGTAAGTTAGGTTTGTATCTTTCACAAGAATGTAAAATAACTATCTATACTAATGATTTAGATGAGATACGTATATTGCATAGAATAATACAGTCTTCTTTGTTAGTGTTCAAAAAATCGTTTCTTGAGATGGGATATCTAACTCTTGACTTCGAAAAATCAAAAGATTTAGAGCCTGCAGATGAGTCAATCGGTGGAAGAGTTGACAAGCTTCTCGTTATTGGTGATGGCGTTGTAGTTTATCGTAGAGAATTGACATACAGTGCTCTAAGACAACTTCTAGCAGACCCAATAGCAGGCTCTGTAGAAACTTTTTCAACTTGGGATCTAACCCCAGAAATAAACAATGACATATAATAGGAGAAAAAAACTATGCCAAGTTCAATAACCTCTAGAGGAAAAACATTTTTCGCTCCTCAGACTGTTGTCGACGTACGTAATGAGTTGGTAAATCCTGGCGCGCTAGGTAAATCAGTTGCCATTTTTGGTGACTTTCCACAACTCGAACAGTATAAAGTTCATACATTTAGAGCCTCTGGCTTAGGTGTATCAGATCTCTATCCTGGCGTTTCACGTTTGCGCAATCTGGAGTACATTTACAAAGAGCCCTTCAATGGGGCACAACCAGCAACCGCACTTTCGATTATCAATGTATCATCAACAGTTCAGGCTGATGCTGATGAAATTGGTGGTCTTGCTTCATTCAAATCAAAAAAGTTTGGTATCGAGGGTAACTCTGTAAGTTTTATCCTAGAAGACCCAAATACAGTCAATGGTGATGGAGGCCTTTCTGCAAGCGACCAATATTATCGTTTGCGTGTAAAAGCACCCGGTTATAATGGAAACCTTGAGTTTGCTGTAACTGCTGGTGGACCTGACCAGTTAGAATTCACTTATCAAGATGATCAAGCAGCTGCAAACAACTGTACAATTACAGTTGCAGATGGTACTTTGAATATCTCATTTGATGCTGTTGACCAAGACTTTACACTTGCTGATTATTCTACAAATGATGATTTAGCAGCAGCTATCTCAGCTGTAGATCCACGTTTGCAATGTGAAGCTATCAACTTCAACTTCTTACCTTCACAACTTGATGAAGGTATCTTTACTCTAACTGATAATGCTAATGCTTCAGTAACAACACAGCTACATGCACATACAGCAGCACTTCTTTCTTTAGTAACTCTTCTCGAAAGTGGAAGCGATTTCCCATTGTCACTCACTCTAGATGACGATAGATATCGCTTATTAGAGGGAGACGCTGATGTTGCTGGTGGATATGATGCAAACAAAATCACACTTTCAGGCGGAACACAATCAGCACCAACTGCAGCAGGTTATAGAACTTGTTTCCAGAGAGTAGATATTCTCAATAAAGACTTTACATCTTGTATGGTTGAAGCAACTGATGCAACAACTCACGGATATTTCAAAACATATCTAGATGAGAGTGCTTCATATCAAAAAGAGAGAAACGGTTTTGTACCTTGTCCAGTAAATCAAACACTCTCAAGCTTGTTCTCTTTGTATTCGAGACCACTTGGTTCATCACGTGTTTCTGTTGTTATTCAGGGCGCAAGATACAAAGATTATCAAGGTAATGTTACTAGTGGTGCCAATGATTTAGCTGTTGCTGATATGGCATTCTTCATGATGTGTATGCAAGGTTCTTTGGGAATTGCAGTTCCTTTGACTGGTAAACTCCCAAGAATTGAAGATACTGTTGAAACTTACGATAGAGATAGTATTCAAGATAAAAACTTGGTTGCTAAATATTCTCTACTAGGTGTTGCTCTTGACTCAAATAACAGCTTAGTAGTTATTCGTGGTCTTACATCATGGCGTAAAGATAACCTTACACAAAATGTTGAAATCAGTGGTCTTGAAAGTGTTGACGCATCTTCACGTGACTTACGTGCCTATGTTACAGCTGAATTAGGTACACAGGTTACAAATGGATCTGCTGCTAAGCTAAAGAATTTAGTTTCAAAAAGACTTGCATTCCAGCGTTCAAGTGGCATCATCAAAGAATTCGCTAATATTTCTGTTAGCATTGTAGATGATACTGCTTATGTAGATTACGAGATTGCGATCATCGCACCTCTCAATTTCATCAAAGTTTCAGCTGTCATTGGTGATGGACAATAAGAAAGGATTTAGAAAATGGCATTCAACGTAATTACAGGCGCCAAAGCGCTCATAAAAATAGGAGGTGACGTAGCCGGATTTGCAACAGGTATTTCTATTACTGAAAGCACATTCAACGGACGCGTCGACTCACTTGGATTTATTGATACACGTGAAGTAGTACCTATCGGACGCGCTGTAAGTGCTACGGTAAACTTCTTACGTATTTTTCAGTATGCTAATATGACCCAATTTGAAGGTTTAGCAGAAGGTGAGGTTGACGAAGGAGCAATCGTAAACACTTCACAAGTTCTAAATGAAGCTGAAAGTACTCGTACAACTTCTGCATTGACAAAAGCTACATTTGACTTAGAAATCTATGACAGTGCACCAGGAACTACTACACAACAGGTTATCTATACAATGCAAAACTGTCGTATTAGCTCACAAAACTTTATCGTTGATCGTGGCTCTATTGCCGGCGTTCAGGTAACTATCGACGGTACACACCTTGTTAGACATGACAGTGTCTAATAAATAGAATACCGTATAATAATCGTACACGACGTTTTATCCTGTTTGAACTTTTTTACTTGCCCCATATAAACAGGTAAGTAAGGTTCTAATATAAAACAGAGATAAACGTCGTGTTTTAGTATTCGAAGACAGATTTTTTAGTCATTGAAGCTTATTTGCCCATAAAACTAAATAAAATGTAAGTAATAAAAAAAAATCAACTAATATTTCAAAAATAACAAAGTTTAGATATACTTATAGATATATATTTTATTTTAGGGAGAATGTAAAAATGGATTTGACAAAAATCAAGAAAGAAATTGAAGCTTCACAAGAAGAACAAATAGTCGACGTAAAAGCTATTGAGCAAAAAGTCGAAAAAAAGATTGACGAACTGAAAGTAAAAGATTTTGCCGAACGTATTGAGAGCTTTGACATTAGTTATCAGGTAGATAATAAACAAATCAAAAAGGCAACTCTACAAAGCAAAGTTATGGATGCAGAAGGTCGTGCTAAATATGATAGAATATTAGCAGAATTATCTAGTGGTATGGCTTTTGATAATCTTCCAATGGAAACAAAAAATAGATATATTTGTTTAGCAAGATTAGTTTGTCAAGTAATACAATCACCTGATTGGGTCTTAGAAAAAGCATCTGAGGATATTGACTTTTGTTATGCGTTAGGAGGTAAGCTCGTATCTCACGAAGCTCGCTACTTTCGATACGATGGTACCAAGGATGAGGAAAATAAGGTCTCACCACGCTTTTCCATTAGTTAGGACAAAGTTGACACAGTCTCCCTTGCCTAATACATCAGATATAAACTGTTGGGAAAATATAGAACACTGTTTGCTGTGTTTAGAAGAACAACAATTTGACATATTTATGCCTAGTGTAAAAGAAACCAAAAAAGACTTCGCTAAAGAAATTGAAGATCCAGTTCTTAGAGAAATGGAAAAAGCATTCCAAAGCGGAGATAAAGGTTCACTTGATGCACTTATGGCACAATTCGAAAAGAAAGAAGGCAAGTAAATGGCTACACCACCACCAATGCCCATGGGCAGCTCTGGCCCACATGATTTTACAAATACTAGTAGTTTAGAGCTACCTAATCATGGTAGTGGTAATCCTTTTGGAGGAAATGCTGCAGGTCAAGCTGCTGCTGCTGGACCCCACGGTGCTGGCTCACCTTTTGCATCTTCTTCAGGAATAGGTTCTGCTGCACCTGCATTTGGTGGAGGTTCATCACCGTTTGGCGGTGGTGGAGGTATGGGCGATAATATTCAAAAACTTATAAAGTCAAACACAGACCTTATAACTGCATTGAATAACCTAACTAAAGCTGTAAGAGGAGAAAGCGGAGCTGGCGGCGGAGGAATGGGAGGTTTAGGATTAGGCGGAGGCCAAGGCGGCATCGGTAGCGGTGGCATGGGAGGTTTAGGAAGCAGTGCTTTAGATAGGCAATTGCTTTATGGTGCTCGAGCAGGTCTAAATGCACGACAAGCTAGAGGATCAGGAGATGTTTTTGGCCAACAGACAGCGGGTGGAGGAAGATTTATACCTAGTGGTGACGAAATTAGACATATGACACCTTTTGAGCCCGGATCTGGCTTCGGTGAAGATCAAATGGGCGGTGTTCGTGGAGCTTTTGCACAGGGTGCAGCACAAGCAGGTGCTGATACTTATCGCGGTCGACCAAGCGGCCTGAGCATATTCAATGATTTGTTTATGAATTCTGGCCCTACTGCACAACCAGCGACTATAGGCGCAGCAAGAAATTTTGCTAGAGGTTTATTTGGCGCTAGAGAACCATATGTAGTAGGACCTGCTCCAGTTGATCCTATGATAATTGACCATCCTAGCCAAGCTGGCGCAGCGCGCACTCTGGGTGAAGCACATGGTGCTCGACGAGCGCAAGAACAAATTGCCCAAGAACAATATCAAGTAGGACAAGGCGTACGAGCAGCAACCGGACACTACACAAAACAATTTATTAGAGGTACTAGAGATTACGGATTTAGATTAGGTGCTGCTACTAGTGTCGTTGATATGGCAGCAGCTACTCCTTTTGTTGGTGGTGCTCTTGCTGCTCCAATTGGATCATTACAAGCTCAAGGTATGCAGGCAGCCATATTAGAACTTCCTGCTGCTATGATGTCAGCATTTGGCCCTGCATTTAGTCGAGGCCCAACGGGTATGGGCGCAGTAACGAGACACAAAGATTATCTTACTGAAATGGCTGGATTGTTTGGTATTGATGCTAAAGGTGCGCTAGATATGGCACGTGAAACATTGATGCAAGGGAGTGGCGGATATACGACTACAGAAGAATTGGTTGGCTCATATGTCACGGCTTTTGGTGCAGGTTTTGATCCTGCTGCTTTTGCTAGAAATGCATCATTCAGAATGGCAGGCTCTAACTTACAAAATACTAGATTTGGATCTAAACGCCGTCTAGATGCTATAGGTATGGCCGCGCAGCTTGGCCTCAAAGGTGCCGGCGCATCTCAATTCGTTGGTGGTGTTGAGTCAATGGGCGCAATGTTTAGAAATATGGGCATCGATATGCAAGCAGGCACATATGATGAGGTTATGAAATTAGCTCTAAGTGGATATACGTCACTTAGTGGTATCGGTGCAGTTGAAGCCTATGGTAGAATAAGGCAGAAAACAACAATTGGTGCTTCACAAAGTCTAAATTCAATGTTTGGTGGTATTGCTAACGATATTATGATGGCACAAGCTATTATGGAGAGTGGTGGCGACTTAGATAAAGCATCTGCTCTTTTAGAAGGTGCTTCAATTGCTGGAGGTAAAGGCTTATTGAGCAGAGGTACAGGTCTTAGAGATGGAAGCAAAGTTTTCGAATTACTTCAAATGGGACAGGGTCTTACTGTTGCAGAACGTAGATACGGACGGATGAGAACTGGAACAATAGGCGGGCTTGATGTTGGTGATGTTCAAGGAATTGGTGTG